ACTTCTTTCCCCGCGTCGGTCAAATGATGGGGTCGTACCTCTCTTTTCCACTTTTATGCATCCAGAACAGGATGGCATTTTTGTGGGCTGGAGGGCGCGGCCTTCCTTGTAAGATCAACGGTGATGATATCCTTTTCCGTTCGAAACCTGAGTTCTCTCAGCTTTGGATGGAAACGGTATCTTCTTTGGGGTTAGAAGTCGAGCGGACAAAAACGAGTGTGTCGGCCGAATACGGCTCTTTAAATTCTACCTTAGTAGTTCGCGAAAAGGGAAAGTATAAAGTTCGCCAAACTCTTCGGTTCGGCATGCTTAGGGAATGTGATGACATCACTTCGCTCTGCAAGACTTACGATGATTTCCTTCGAGGAATCCACGGATCTCACAGGTTTCGTGCTGGCTTTGAGTTCTTTAGATGGCATTTGCCCTCTCTTAAGGCTTATCGGGTCAGTACTTTGGAGCTTGGCTTCCGTGGTGACCTTGCGTGGCGATTGACGCGTAAGTGGAACCTCCGTTTGGATCGACCTTCCGAGGTCCTGCCTAGTTTAGGTCCCGATCACAACGTAGTCGTCCCTCGAGATGGCTGCACATTTGTTGACCCGGATACGATTAGTAAGGAACATAGGAAAGTTAGTGCGATGGAGCTCGCGGCGTGGAAGTGGGGCGTGGAATTCGCTTCCCGTCGGAAGCGGTCTGACCTCGAGTTTAAACTCAGGATGTCGTTAATAAGGCCTACGGCGCCCGACTTTTCTCCTTACCTTAGCGGTTTTGGAGAACGTTGTCGCGTCACTAGGCCGACCTGGGCTGAGACTCGTCGGCCATTTATTGTGCCTCGTGTCGTTAGGAAGGAGTCCTTTCCTCTCATGATTGAGATCGAGGATGTCCTTCCGCCATACACTGAGCATGATGACGGGACGATTCTGATAGACGTCAAGAAGACAAAGTAGATCGGACGTAGTCCGGCGAGCGGAAATGTGGTCTGTGCGGAAAGACCCCGCCTTGATTGTAAGGACTGTTGTGACATGGGGCTCCCGAAAGGAGTTACCCTGCGTCACGGAGGTTGGAACCCTCCGCAATAAGCTTATAAGAAAAAGGGATTCCGAGCTTCGGCTCGCAATATGGGACCCTGGGTGGGTGCATGAGTACGCCCCGACGTCGGGCTACGGTGAGGCGGCTTAAAAACCGCGGCTGCGAAAGTAAAGTGCAGTGGTCTACTGCAGGACGTAGGCGTGTTGTAGGACACCCGAACCTGTGTTTGTCGCGAC